GCATCTCTCATCTTAATTTCCTCACTAACTACCTTCTGAAATATTTTCAGGAATCCATGCATCTCTTTTGCATCATCTTTATTGTGTAAGACACCAAAATAAGACAGATTGAGGGCGATCTCAAACTTTCTGACAGGCCTACCAGTTACCCAAGATATCAAATTACAGTCTTTATCCAGTGACTTGTCAAATTCTGCTATGTTGAACTCTTCAGTGGATGTGTATCTTTTACCGGGTTTCATGTTCATGAAACAGGTCATCACCCTCTTGCGCAACCAAATGCATAATCGGCTTCTAGAATACCTTTCCCACTTAGATATAATTTTTAGTGGATCATGATTGATCATGTTGTCCATACAAACATCCATGTACGCATATCTCACCTGCTGAATCTCTTTGCTTGTCTGCTCTTTCCCCTCCATCCAGAAGAGAAGGCTTGCATTAAAATGGTCATGGCAGTCGGCTGGTATGATAGATAGTGGTGTCGATAAGTAAACTGAGTGAAGTGACATCCACATGGCTAGCAGAGACATGGCCTTCTCACGTATGTACAAGTAGTGTGTGCATGAGTGCTGGTTCAAGCTTACAAATTCACTGATGAACACATCTCCAAAGTCGTGCATGGTCTTGAATGGCAGATCAAATTTCTCAATCATATCATCCTTCTTGACTAACACCGAAAAGAAGATCTGAGAGTTGGGATTGGTTGACTTGATCAGTATGTGTATCCCCAGTGCAGGCAATGATTTCAATATGAATTCTCCTGCATTACAGTATTGCTGCCTGGATATGTTTACCTCCTGAACGATCATATCTAGCTGCTCGAGAGCAACTCCTAGATTTGTCTGACAGAAACTTCTACAGAACTCACGTGAGTCATTGTAAAACTTGTTCTTGGCAGAACTCTGACTCATGATCTCAGTAGCTCTGTCAATCAAGTCTTCCATATCTTCAAAAAGTGGTGAGAAGTCTTCACTCATGTGAGAAAGTCGGAACTTCTTTATGAATGAGTCTATGTCAGATACTGAAGCTGATGACCTAAACCCTTTTGACTTTTGTTCAATGAGAGATTGCACAACTGTGTCTTCTCTGTACTTTCTGG